ACATTGACAATAAATAGTTTGTATATTATATTGGATATATATTAATTGAAATTTTAGAAAAGCAAATACAAGATTGATCAGCAGTCATATCATAATTCAGACAGAATAGAAACAACTATATTAAATAATCTCTTCTATCAAGAAGATTATGCTAGAAAAGTATTACCGTTTTTAAAAGAAGATTACTTTGGTTTAAGAACTGAAAAGATTTTGTTTAGAGAAATCTATAAGTTTGTTGAGAAGTATAATAATCTTCCAACAAAAGAAGCAATCTTAATAGAACTATCACAAAGAAAAGATATCAACGAAGAAGAACATAATCAATTAAAAGATGTTATTAACTCAATAACTAAATTAGATTCTGATCCAAAATGGTTAGAAGATACAACTGAAAGATTTTGTAAAGATAAAGCAGTACATAATGCTGTATTGCAAGGTATTAGAATATTAGATAATAAAGATAAAGAAAAAACACCAGAGGCAATACCTAGTATATTAGCAGACGCATTAGCAGTTTCATTTGACCAACATATTGGTCACGATTATATAGAAGATTCAGACGATAGATTTAAATGGTATCACACAAAAGAAAAAAGATATCAATTTGATTTAGATTACATGAATAGAATTACCAAAGGTGGTGTTCCAAGTAAGACATTAAATATTGCTCTTGCTGGTACCGGTGTAGGTAAATCTTTATTCATGTGTCATTTAGCTTCAAGTTATTTACTTCAAGGTTTGAATGTATTGTATATAACTTTAGAAATGGCAGAGGAAAGAATTGCAGAAAGAATTGACGCAAACTTATTAGATATAACTATGGAAGACCTCCATGATATGCCTCAACAATTATATGAGGGTAAAATTTCCAAGTTAAGACAAAAGACCCAAGGTCAACTTATTATAAAAGAATATCCAACGGCGTCTGCTCATAGTGGACATTTTAAGTCGTTGTTAAACGAATTGGCTCTAAAGAAGTCCTTTAGACCAGATGTTATCTTTATTGATTATTTGAACATTTGTGCTTCAAGTAGATTTAAAGGTGGCAATATTTCATCATACTTCTATGTTAAAGCAATTGCTGAGGAGTTGAGAGGATTGGCTGTAGAATTTGATGTGCCAATATTTTCTGCTACACAAACTACCCGAACTGGTTTTGTTAGTACAGATATTGGACTTGAAGATACTTCCGAGTCCTTTGGCCTCCCAGCAACTGCTGATTTCATGTTTGCTTTGATATCTAATGAAGAGTTAGAACAATTAGGTCAGATGAAAATTAAACAATTGAAGAATAGATATAATGACCCTAGTATTAACAGAGCATTTATTGTAGGTGTTGATAGAGCTAAAATGAAATTGTATGATGTACAACAACAATCGCAACAAATAGTTGACGCAAATCAGAAAGTAACCGAGAAAGAGGACGCCTACGATAAGTTTTCTGACTTTAAAATATGACCAAAAAACAAAAAGTAAGGTTCCATAAAGGTGATAAGAGGCCATCAACATTGAGGAAAAGTTTGTCTTATTCTACAAAACCAGTAAAAGAAAATAAAGAAATTGTATGGCATGTTATTGAAAAACCTACCAACAATTGTGTAGCTAAATATGAGTTTGAAGAAGACGCTCAAAGTTTAGCTGACTTCCAAAATAAACACCGTGTCTGGCAAGTCAATGGTGGCATACCTAGAATGTTCTGGAATTATATCTACAGACTACATTAAAACCCTTGCCTTTTATCCCTATAAATAGTATAAGAGGGATAAATGCTAACAAAACCACAAGAAAATTTAATAGAACAGGCCGCTAAAAAGGCTGGTGGATTATTGGAAGTCCAAACCAAAAAATCTACCAAGTCCACATGCGTCTATTATATTCGTGCTTCTAATAGAGGTGACGCTAGAAGAAATGTACAAAATCATCTTAAATCTTTAAAGATTAAAGTAACTGAAAAGAAGACAAGTTTATCTAGTGAGAATATATCAGAGTTTGATTTAGGCAATTATAAGGTTAGAATAGCATATAAACCTAGAGCAGGTGGTATGACCGAAACCACATTGAACTCTACTATTACAGAGTTAGTACCTTGCCTGGCTTTCTTAAATAAAATAAAAGAAAGAAATCCTGAAAAGTTATATGAAAAGGTTATAAAATTACCACAAACACAAAAGTGTTATGTTAATCCATCTGACCAAAAAGCAGGCGTAGATTTTTTAGAAGACATGCCAAAATCTTCCAAGTTTATAGAGAAGATGAATAACGCAATTGCTATTACAAAGTATCTTGAAGATGAAGATAGAAAGAAAAGAATTAAAGATGTATTCTGGACTTATAGAGCAAAACCAATTGGTGTGCCTTCCAATTCTCCAGCTGATATTGTTATAGTATATACCAATAAGGATATTTTAGGTGTATCATTGAAAGCTGGTGGTGCAAGTACAAAAGAACCATTACTTAATACATATGTTAATAAAGTATATTATCATTTTGAACCTACAGGTAGTCAAATTAAAAGATTAAGAAAAGATTTGTGGAATAATACCTATTCAAAGATAGGTAAATTAAATGAGTATTATGATGAACAGGCATTTAGAAATAAAACCTATGAGGTATTAGAGGTTTTTGAAAGAGATAATCCTAAAAAGTATGACCAATTATATGACGCAAACTTGGCCATTATAAGAAACAAATTAGGTTATACAATGACAAAAGACTTCAAGAAATTTAGAAAGTATTGTCAGAGTGAAATATTAAAACAGAGTGAGGTTCCAGTTACCATAATTAAAGCAGTTGGTACATCTTATTCAGAAATTAAAGATAGTAATAGACTTGGTATTGTACTGAATCAGGCTGATAAAGTAGAGGCAAAACCGTCTGAAACATCAAAACAAAACTTTGATATTCTATTAAAAAAGGGGTCCAGACTGGTTGGAACCATGAATATGGCGGTTAGGTCTAATAAAGTTGGTGTCCAACACAAATTAGGACAATTTTTCAACTTGGCTGTGAAGTATAACGGCCTAAAAGAATAAATAGTCATAGTGAACGCTTGACAATTATGGAATTTTTTGGTATAATGGAAATAAATGAGAGAGGAAAATGTTTAGTTTTAAAGGGTTTGTTACCCAAGATAAGAATACTCACCTAGAACACCTAGAAGATGATATCATCAATAGGGGGTCTAAAGGTGGAGATAACGCAATAAATTTTCTAAAGTCTGTTAGAAACATGCTAGCTGGTTCTTCAGGTAGCAAGACTAATATAACCGTTAAATGGGACGGAGCACCAGCAATTATATGTGGTGTCAATCCTGAAAATGGTAAATTCTTTGTTGGTACTAAATCAGTATTCAATGTAACTCCAAAAATCAATTATACACAAAGAGATATAAACAGAAACCATAGTGGTGAAGTTGCAAAAAAACTATCGGTTTGTTTAGCTAATCTTTCAAGATTGAATATCAAAAACATATTACAAGGTGATTTGTTATTTACAGATGACCTTAAATCAATAACAATAGATGGTGAAAAGATGATATCTTTTACACCTAATACAATTACATATGCAGTACCAGCTTCAAGTCCATTAGCACGAAGAATTATAACTGCTAAAATGGGTATAGTATTTCATACACAATATAGTGGTAAAGATATGAAATCATTATCTGCTGGGTTTGGTACTATAAGAGGTACAGGTGGAAGAAATGTATTTTTAGCGAGTGCTGGATATACAGATACATCCGGTGCTTCAACATTTACAGCTTCAGAATTAAAAACATTTGACGCACAAATAAGAATGGCGGAAGGTTCTTTATCTAAAGCACGACCAGTTTTAGACGAAATGTCCAAATCAGGTAGTGACCAACTATCAGTTGGCTTTAGATTAAAAACTTTCTTCAATTACTTTATTAAGAATTCAAATAGTGGTATGGAAAAAGTTGCTACTATGCAAAGACAATTTACAGATTATTATGAGAATACTTTACAAGCAGAAATAGATAGTAGAAAAACTGATAAAGGTAAAGCTAAATATATACAAGCAAAGGCTGACGGTTTAAGATGGATAAGAAGTAATAGAAGTGGATTATATTTTGCAATCGCAAGTCATATAACTTTAGGTAATTGTAAGACAACATTATTACAAAAGATGAACCAAATACAGAGTATTGGTAACTTTATAAGAACAGGTAAAGGTTATAGGGTAACAGCACCCGAAGGTTATGTTGCTGTTGATAGAGTTGCAGGTGCAGTTAAACTAGTTGACCGTTTAGAATTTAGTAGGCAGAATTTCACAATGCCGAAAGGATGGTAATGAAAAGTTTTAAAGATTATATATTTGAAGCATTAGGTAGAAAAAGATATATTATGATTGGTGGACCAGGCTCTGGTAAATCTACTTACTCCGAATTTATGAAGAAGAAACTTAACATAGCACACATTTATACTGGTGATATGATGAGAGATTTAGCAAAGACAGATACACCAGATGGAAAAAAGGTAAGAGAATTATTGGACAAAGGTGAGTTTGCACCTACACCAATTGTAATCAATGCTGTATTAAATAGATTACAAAAACCAGACGCTCAAAAAGGTTATGTGTTTGACGGATTTCCTAGAAATGTTGAACAAGCAAAAGCGATGGAAGATAAAGGGATTGAATACGACTATGTAATTTATCTTGATGTATCAGAGGAAGAAGTTATTAGAAGATTAACTTCCAGAGGTAGAGCAGATGATAAACCAGAGATTATTAAAAACAGATTAAAAGTTTTCCATAGAGAAACAGCACCACTTTTAGATTATTATAAAGATGAGTTGATTAAAATTAAAGCAGAGGGTGGAAAACCAGAGGATATAGCACAGACTATAATAGATAAAACTAAATGAAAAAGTTTGACGACATAAGATATTTACAAGAAGGTCTTTACGACCCCAACATTTTCAAGGCATTTTTCCTTGCAGGTGGTCCAGGTTCAGGTAAAACATTTGTAACATCTTCAGCATTTGGTGGAACAGGATTAAGAACTATCAATTCCGATAATGCTTTTGAAATTGCATTAAAGAAAGAGGGTTTATCTTTAAAAATGCCTGAAAGTGAACAAGAAGCTAGAGATATGATAAGAGCTAGAGCAAAAGCAACTAGTAGCAGAATTTTAGATTTATCTATTAAAGGTAGATTAGGTTTAGTTATTGATGGTACAGGAAGAGATTACGATAAAATTAAATATCAAACTGGTCTACTAAAACAATTAGGTTATGATTGTTATATGATATTTGTTAATACAAGTTTAGAAGTGGCACAGGAAAGAAACAAGATAAGACCAAGGTCAATACCGGAATATATTGTAAAGAAAAGTTGGGAAGGTGTCCAATCAAACATAGGTAAGTTTCAGCAACTATTCGGTATAGGTAATATGGTTATCGTTGACAATAATCAATCTGATAAAGAACTTACAACAATGACAATGTTTAAGGTTGCTAAAAGTGTTAGAAGATTATTGAGTAATAAAATATCCAGTTATACTGCCAAAAGATGGATGGCAACAGAAAGAAAATTGAGAAGAAGATGAAAGTATTAGGTTTTAAAGAGAGTATCATAGACATACCAAGAAGAACTTATGCTCCTGGTGTATTCAATGACGAGGATACAACAAATCCTAAAATGAAACCAGAGATTATTGGTATGATTATGAAACAATTTACAGAGTTTAAAAAGGAATATCCTATTTTAGATTACTCTTTAATTGGTTCTATTCTTACACATAGATATAGAAAAGACGCAGACTTGGATATTAATGTATTGTTTGATGTACCAAAAGAAAAACAAGAAGAAGAAAGAACAAGATTATCCAAACTATTTTTATCTTCTAAAAATCCAGATAACATACAAGGTAAATTAATACCAGGTACGGAACATCCTATTAACTATTACTTTATTACAGACAAAGAAACATACGATAGTCAAAACAAAAAGGCTGACGCAGTATTTGATATCGGTAAAAACAAAT